GAGCGGTGGTCGATAAGACTATTGAGTTCATCTGCGGTAAAGCCTTGTTCCTTTGCATAGGATTGAAGACCTGTCGCCATCTCTTTTTGCTTATCGGGTACACCCCAATCTGGAAGAGCTTCAACTAATTTACCTTTCTCAACTTGCAACATTTCCTGTTGGGCTTTTTGCATTTGAGCCTGTTGAGTTTGAGCCGCTCTCGCTTGCTCATTTTGTAAGCCTTGAATCTTTTCCTGAGCTTCTCTATATTGCTCCCTAGTTGTAACATACTCTATGGGATCATTCTCCCTTAAAGCATTCCAATCTACAGTTGCAAATTTCTCTAACTCGCCCATGCTACCTTGCATGACGTTGGTTAGAGCATCCATGTACTGCTGACGCTCTTGCTGAATCTGCGCGATTTCGGAGTTGTACTGCTGTTGCAATGTCTCCATCTCTTTGCGATCACCAGCAATTTCTTGCGTCTTACGAGTGTAGTCGGATTGTCGGCTATAGCC